ATGTATGGTTACAAGAAGAAGAAAAAGAAACCTGGAAAGAAAAAAGGTAGAAGATACTAAATGGCTGAATGGCAAGGGATGAAGGTTAAGCTAAATAGTCCTACAGCTATTAGGAAAGGCGAACCAGGATATGGGCGTAAGTCAAAAAAAGTTTTTGTTATGTCTAATGGTAAAGTAAAGAAAGTAATGTTTGGTGACCCAAATATGCCTGTTCGTAAAAGCAATCCTAAAGCAAGAGCTTCATTCCGTGCTAGGCATAAGTGTTCTACTGCAAAAGATAAAACTACTGCTCGTTACTGGGCTTGTAGGGATTGGTAAGGAGATAATATGCCAAAAGGTAAAAAAGGTTACTCTGCAAAACAGAAAAAGATTGCACGAGTTGCACCACCTAGAAATAAAATAACTGGAGCTGATTTTAAAGCACTTAAAAAGAAAAAGAGAAAAAAATGAAAATTAAAGGTGTAGATGTATCTAGTTTAACTAAAAGACAACAACAGACTATGAAAAAACATTCTGTGCATCACACAAAAAAACATTTACAATATATGACTAACTCTATGAAAAGAGGAACATCATTTAGTAAAGCACATAAAAATGCACAAAAGAAAGTAGGTAAATAATGGCAAGAGTAAGTTGGATGTGGGGTGGAAAGAGATACTATGGAACTCTTATTCCTAGTAGAGAAACCAAAACACACAGGTTTGCTAGAACAGAAAATGGAAAAATTAAAAGACTTCCAAAGAAAAAATAATGCCTAGACCTAGGTGTAAAAGAAATGAATATTCTGGTGAGGAATGTCGTAAAGTAGCTGTTAAAGGTGGAAAGTTTTGCAGTACACAATGTAGGCGTAGAGTCAGTTATTTAAAAAGTTTATCTAGTGATAAAAAAGTAGATAAGAGAGGCTCACATGAATCTAAATCTAGAGGAGCTAAATATCCAGATTTTGTTCAATACTATGCTGCTGATATAGAAAACAAAAAGAAAACACATCAACAAGTAGCTGACTTATTAGAAATAGATAGAAGTCAAATTACAAGAATGTATGCTGCTTATTTAGAAGATAAAGAAAATTTTGAAGCACAACAAGACTGGTCTATATCAGAAGATACAGTTGAATCATTAAAAGATTTTAAAGAGTTTAGAGATAGGTATTTTAAAACAGAAACTGGTGACTTATACGAAACAGCAGAGTTTCATGAAAACTGGATAAACAACATTGTTGATGCTATAGAAAATGGTAAACAACAAATGATACTAAGTCCACCTAGACATGGCAAAACAGATTTGTTAACACACTTTGCTGTATGGCAGATATGTAATAACCCTAACATAAGAATTATGTGGGTAGGTGGTAATGAAGATATTGCTAAGAATGCAGTAGGTGCTGTGCTTGACCACTTAGAAAACAATGAACAATTAAACGAAGAAATAAATGGACCAGGAGTTAAGTTCCAACCTAAAGTTAGGTCAGGTAAATCTTGGTCATCAGGACAATTTACTATAGGTACTAGAACAGTTACAGGTATTAAATCACCTACTATGGTAGCTGTAGGTAAGGGTGGTAAAATACTTTCTCGTGACTGTGACTTAATTATTGCTGATGACATAGAGGACCATGGTACAACAATACAACCTAGTGCTAGAGAACAAACAAGACAATGGTGGACAACTACTTTGTCATCTCGTAAAGAAGAACATACTGCTGTAGTTGTTATAGGTTCTAGACAGCACCCTGAAGATTTATATAACTTCTTACTAGAAAACCCAGAGTTTGAAACAATAGTAGAAGAAGCACATAGTTCAGAGTGTGTGTTACCAGAAACAGATATACAAGAACATCAAGACTGTATGTTATGGGCAAGTAAAAGAACTTTTAAATGGTTAATGTCACAAAAAAATAATGCTGACACTACAGGTGGTAGAGCTATTTATGAAATGGTATATCTAAACAAAGCATTTGTAGAAGGTATAACAATGTTTAACTCAGAAGATATAGACCAATGTAGAGATATAAACAGAGTAGTAGGACAGATACCAGCAGGTACGCATTTAATTGCAGGACTTGACCCAGCATCTACAGGTTTCCAAGCATGTTTTTTATGGGCAGCTAATCCAGAAACAGGAGAATTGTTTTTAGTAGATATAGAAAACGAACAAGGTGGTGGAATTATACAAGCAAGAAAATCTATAAAAAAATGGCATGATAAATATAATTTAGCTCATTGGGTTATAGAAGAGAATGGTTTTCAAAAAGCTATTAGACAAGATACAGAATTAAAAGAATACTGTAGTAGAAATGGTATATACCTTGAAGGTCATCAAACACAGAAAAACAAATATGACCCAATTTATGGTGTTGGTAGTATGCAACAAATGTTTGAGCAAAAGCTAATAAATTTGCCTTATGGTGATACAGAAAGCGAAACTAAGAGTAATATATATCGTAGACAACTAATTTATTTTTCATCTGCTGCTAGTAGAGCTAGTAAAGCAAGAAACTATAAATCAGATGTTGTAATGGCTAGTTGGTTTCCATTAAAAGTTATAAGAAGATTAGGAAAAGAACGATTAGCTGAGGTAGGATTAGATTATGAACCAAGTTTTGGAGAATGGGATATAAGCGATATGAACGAAAGCCCTTGGGGTTAGAGTGACACCAGAAGAAATACAATACGCTATAACAAATCTGCACTTTGATAATCAGAGTGCTTATTCTACTAGAGGTCGTATTCGTGCAATAATGAATGGTGGACCTGATGGTATACAAGCATTACTAGGAGATAACCTTAAAGGATTTCAAGATTGGCAAGTACCTGTACCTAACTTAATGATGTCAGGTTTAGAACACTTGTCACAAAAGATAGGTCGTATTCCAAACTTAAAAGTAGATGTACCTAACAATAAAGATTCTGATAGAGCTAGAGCTAAAGCAGATAAAATAGCTCGTATCGTAACTTCGTATGATGATACACAAAAATTAGATTTACAAATGCCACAAGTAGGTAGATGGTTACCTGGTTATGGTTTTGCTGTATGGGTTATTAGAGAAAAAAAAGGACCTGATGGTACTCCATATCCTTGTGCAGAATTAAGAGACCCTTACAATTGTTTTCCTGGTTATTTTGGTGCAGACCAACAACCAAAAGAAATGGCTATTGTTCGTAGAGTTCCTAAAGAAGCTCTAGCAAGAACTTATCCTAAATCAGCAGAAAAAATTATGTCTAAAGATGGATATGAAACTAATACATTAGGTATAGGTAATGCGTATGCTTCTGCTTATACAGATTCTTACAATGGTAGTTGGGCTAACTCAAATGGCGAAGGTGACTTAATAGCAGAGTATTACAACTTAGATGGAACATACATATTCCACATGACTTCTGGAACTATTCTTGACTTCATACCAAATCCACTAGATAGTGGACCTGCGTTTGTTATTGCAAAGAAATTTGCTTTTGACAGATTACAAGGACAGTATGACCAAATCATAGGACTTATGGCTTCTATGGCAAAGATTAATGTGATGTCAATAATAGCTATGGAAGATGCAGTATTTACTGAAACTAACATATCTGGTGAGATAGAGTCTGGACAATACAGAAAAGGTAGATTTGCAGTTAATTATCTAGCACCAGGTACACAAGTTTCTAAACCAGCATCTAATGTTCCTTATCAAATATTTCAACAAATAGACAGAATAGAAAGACAACTTCGTGTTGGTGGTTCTTATCCTGTATCTGATGATTCACAGTCACCACTTAGCTTTGCTACTGGTAGAGGATTAGAAGAGTTAGGTGCAAGTATGTCACTAATGATTAGAGAATATCATACAGTTATGGCTGATGCTATAGAGATGATTGATTCTAAGAGACTAGAATGGGATACAAAAATGTATGGTGGTAAATCTAAAGACTTATCTGGTTATTACAACAATCAATTTTTTAGTGAAAAGTATGACCCATCAAAAGATATACAAGGTGCATATAAAACTAGAAGAGTTTATGGTGCTATGGCTGGATATGATGAGCCACAGAAGATTGTGACAGGGCTGCAATTACTTCAAGCAGGTATCATAGACACACAAACACTACAAGAGAACCTTGATGGATTAGATAACCTCACAACTGTAAACAGTAGAATTACAAAAGAAAAAGCAGACAATATACTTTTTGATACATTATTGGCTCAGGCACAACAAGGAGACCCTAAAGCAACGATGGCTGTTGTGCAGATAAGAAAAAATCCAACAGATATGCAAAATATTTTGGATAAATTCTTTACTGCAGAAGAACCAGAAATACCAAATGCAGAACAAGAATTGCTTGGAGGAGGTTCCCTACCACCACAGGGTCCTCCACCAGGCATAGCACAATTACTACAAGGTATGGGTGGATAATGTCAATGAATAATGATTTTGCAGATATAGTACACAA